TGGTGGGCAAGTGGGGGAAGAAAATACGTAAGTATTTTCGAGCGGCCTTAAAAGCCGGGCGAGAAAATACTTACGTATTTTCTAAAAATTTTTTATTGAAAAAGATAAAATCTGTAGTATAAAATTAGTACAAAATATAGAAAAAGTATAAACCTCTATAGTATATAAAATAAGCTACTGTATATAAAGTTATTACAAAGAAACTCAGATAGAATATATTATTCTATCTGAGATAATTTTTCTATTTAGAAGATAAAATAAAACTCTCTATAGAAAGAAAGTGTATATACTCTACTCAGGAGATAAACAATCTACTTCTATTTTGTAGAGTATCATAATACTTAGGAAATTATATAAGGGTGGACTTACGTCGAGTCGCAGCTTCTAAGGCTGCTTCCTCTCCTAGTCCACCTTATCTAATCTCTTAACTAGTATCATGATCTATTTTTTTACTTTATGCTTACGCAGTTAAATTATAATACTATAGAGGTAAACAGTTTGTCTCTGTAGCAACTAGAATTTATACTATCCAAACAGAAGATACTATTCTCTCTATTGGAACTAGTTAGTTCGTCTCTGTAGCAACTAATTATTATAAAGCAAAAATTATTCTAAGCAAAGAAAGGATATTCTAATTATGCAATTTGATTATGAGATTCTAGATAGAATAGAATTAGATAAACCAATGATTATTGTATTCGAGGGAGTAGATGGAAGTTTTAAGAATACTCAAGCTAATCTACTAATGGATTATATCGAAGAGAATATTACAAGCAAAGTAGTTATGTTTCAGTTTCCTAACTATGGTAGTCCATCTAGTCATAATCTAACAGATTATTTCAAATCTAGTAAGCTATACAAATCTGAAGATAACATTGACATTGTTATTAGTCCATTAGCAGAGACTACATTATTCATTACAGATATCTTCACTACGTTTTATAGTAAACAAGAACTAGACAATATCCTTACATTCTTCAATGATAACTATATTATCATTATGGACAGATATTACTATTCTAATATCTATTATCAGTTAGCTAAACGTATAGTGAGCAAGATGAAGTATATGCCTAGTGGATATTTGAGTTCAGTTAGATATAAAGAATCTCAAGGAATAGATTTCTCCATTATGAAAGAGATGGTAAAGAAACTAGCAGATGGATTCTTATTACCTAAAGCAAACTTAATCTTTAAGATGCATTACAAAGATACTAGTGTATTGAAAGATACTATCGAAGCAAGGGCTAAAGAACAGACTGACCGTAATGATGAAATTAATGATGGTCAATATCTTATGCTTGATATAGCAAATGATATCTTAGCTAGATCAATCATTGATGAAGCACAGTGTCTAGAAAACAAAGATACTGATGTCCTAGTTGATATCCAACGAATGAATGCCGAAACGTCTAAGATTGAGTTTAGAACTAAGGAAGATATTAACAATGAAATCGTTAAAGTATTCTTAGAAAGAATTGGACAAGATGAAGATACTAAAGAAGATACAGAACTTGATGTCCACCAAGGAGAAGAATAGATTAATCACAGAAGATATTGAGACTACAAGTCAGACAGTATCCCTGCTATTCTTTCCAGACTTACCAGAGAAATATCCAATAGCATCAGCAGAGAACTATCACTTCTTATTCGCAGTAGATGGAGACATCATAAACAAAGAGCAAAAGATGTATTTACAATTGTATCAAGTATCTGATAATCTTATCTCTTTAAATCTTAAAGAGTATATAGATATCATTACAGATATACGTATACAGAATGAAGACTCCATCTTATATCGTATAGCTACATACTTTGGTATAATAGAAGAGGATACAATCGAGGGTATTTATGAGTACATCCGTTTACGTGGATATGTGAATACTTTAGATATGGTAGAAGAAGATGATATCTTATATTTTAATATACCAGATATCGAAGACATATCCAAAAACTATATGGTTGGTAGAGATGATGTAGATTGGATATTAGACCCTTCAATGATCTATCTGCAAGTCAGACTAATGGACATTAGATTAAATGATTTATTAACACTAGCTACATTAGCCAAGAATTGCATCTACAAGCAAATATCAACATCTTCCAGTGGGGATACACAGGGGACATCGTATATTTGCGAATTAGCAATATCCTACCGTTCTATTCTTACCCATAAAGATACAATTGGGAAGACTATATTAAAAAATATATACAAAAATATTGAAAATATAGACTATTTTGAGAAGTATTTAGATAGTAAGATACGTACAGAGATTTATAATGCAAAACTAGCTAGTGGTAGTGAAGTAGAAGAAGTATTGGAGGACTTAGACTGATGAGAAAATACGCTCAGATTTATAAACAAAAAGTCGTATTCTTAACAGAAACAACTCTTACCTTAGATGAGGTAAGAAAAAACTTTGGTGATGATGCTATTTGGTTAGATGTCACTGAATGTGCAGATGTAGGAATTGGATATATCCAAGGATTAGATGCTGAAGGTCGTTTTAAATTAATCCCACCTACAGCGGATGATATGGTTGGTCTTAGTGAGAAAGAACGTAGAGCTAAAATTATGCTCATTCTTATGACCAATCTTAAATCCAAATACAATAAACTAGCTATGGATAATGGTTTCGTATCCATTGATGATGCTTTATTGGCAACTATCACCAATGAGGCACTCGAAGAAGATATGTCTGTAGCTAGTAGCTTAGGTGAAAAGTATTACCATCAACGTGCTTTAGTACGTAATTACTTTGCAACTGAGCATTACCAATATTATAAAGGCGACTATCAATTCTTCCGTTTAACCGATATTGATAAGATTCTAGAAGATGCTAAGCCAGCTGAAGTTGAAAACACTCATTATCCTGACCCTGTACCAGGCACACCATCTCCAGCAGATCCACCTAATTTCAATCACGATACTGTATCTCCTACAGATCATTTAGGTGATGATATTCCTGAATTACCACCAATGCCATCTGATGAACCTGGTAATAATGCTATGCCAGAGTTCCCTACAAATGAGGACAATAATGGTGATATCCCAGAACTTCCTCCTGTACCGTCTGATCATGGTAATTCTAATACTAGTAATGATATTCCTGAATTACCACCAGTACCATCTGATGTGCATGAGGATAATGATGGTGATATTCCTGCACTACCTGGTACTAATGAGTTGGAATTACCAGAATTACCTAGAGAGAATAATACTGTAGTAAGACCTGCGGATGAAAGTGATGCAGGTATCCCTGAATTACCACCTACTGGTGATGATGAATTACCACCAGTACCAGAAACTCCTACTAAACCGAAAGCTCCTACAACGTTACCTGATGGATCTCCTCTTCCTGAGAATGCAGTAGTTGATGAACGAACTGGTGAAATCGTTGTTGAAGATGATGAATATTATACCGTATACCATCCAGATGGTAGAAAATCAGTACACCCTAAAGATCATTTATAGCCCTGGAACATCACTGTAAGCTCACACCAAAGGAGGTGGTTTATAGTGAGAAACCCAAATATGCTTAATCAGGTTTCCAATGTAGATAAATCTATTTTAAAAATGGACTACGTTCCTCAGTATGATTTACAAGACTGGGAGCTTAATGATCCTAAAGAATTTGATAAATTTATTAAGCAAATTGAGAAGAATGTACGTAATAGTATTGAATATAGAGAACTTATTCAATACTTACGTCTTTCTTTCAATATGGATACTTGCTCTTTTTATAAGAACGTATCAAATAGAGATAATACAAGTATTAAGATTCATATACATCACGATCCTATTACGTTATATGACATCTGTATGGTGGTATATCGTAAACAACAGGCAACTGGTCAGACGTTTAATGAAGAAACTATATCTAAAGAAGTTATGTGGATTCATTACAATGGTATGGTTGGGTTAATCCCACTATCTGAAACAGTACACGAACTAGTTCATAATAACTACTTATTTATCCCGACAACTCATGTTTACGGGGAATATAAGAAATTTGTAGAGATGTATGAGCCATACTTTACGATTGACCAATTAGAAAACTTACATGAGATTGAGAAAGCCACAGCTTCATATGATCATGCTAAGAGTCAAGAGTTATTGAAAACTAAGTATATGTATATCGACGATAGTGGTGCTTATGACTTACCTAGAAAAGAATTCATACTTGAATTATTGAAGAAACGTAAACAAGAGATATTTAATACTTTAAACCCTAGAACACGTTATTAATTGGATATAGAATTTATATCCAGAGAAAGGATTAAACATGAAAGACTTTGACGTATTACAAGAATTATCTATGCAATATGATTTAGGTCATTTTAATACCTTGCAAGAAGACGAAATTAAAGCAAAAGCGATTACAGTAACTGAAGCCGTGGAATCTTTAGACTCTGCATTGAAATTCGATGCTACTATGATTCCTGTCGTTGAGTATACTCAAGACAATGGCGAAAAGTTAGTTGTAATTGAAGCCCGTGATTTGGTTCGTTTCATGGAAAACGCTGAATGTGCAGATACATTAGCAGCTATTAAAACTGTCTGCGATAAAAATTTAGTGCCTGATGACACAACGTTCACTAAAGCTATTCTAGTAGACGAATCAAAAGTTAAATTCATCAAAGAAGCAGCAAAACAAAATACATTCTCTGAAGAAGCAGCTGTCTTGGTGGGTTTATTGGAAAACTTACAAAGCAACGGTATTAAGATTGTCACTAAATCTAAATAATATTCAATTCTTATAATAACTATCCAGTAAGGCCATATTCGGTCTTACTGGATTTTTATGTATCACACTCAAGGGGGTGTAAGGAAAGTGTTTGATATTTATAACTCAACTACATTGAACTTATTTACTGATGCTTCGGTTAATAAGAAAAGTCATACTAGGCAGTTTGATGATGTCGTAGCAGGATGTCTACCATTATTTTACTCTGACGAAATGCAATATTTGGATAGATGTGGTAAATTCTGGATGCTAGAACCAACTTATCAGTATATACGTAAGACTACGAATAACTACGGGGAACTGTATGGTCTTCTTTTAGCGTTTATGTATATAGAGCAGTTGACTACCGGGAGACAACTGTGTCCATTTACAACGTTTAATATTTTTAGTGATAGTAAGATTAGTGTATGTGCTCTTCGTGATTGGTTACCTGGATGGCTAAGACATATGGATGAGAATGGCATTATGTATAATTCATCTGGTGCACCTGTAGCTAACCAGCACTTATATCACCATATCTTAGCAGTAATATCTAATATACCCGATTGGGTAAATATTAGAATATTCCACATCAATGGGCATATCGATACTAGAAAGCTAATGCATATTAAGAAAGCATACAATAACTTCCTAAACTCTAATAGATATAATCAGGAATTTGTATCGTTTAAAGATTACTTTGCTTTAGCTGATGATTTACATCAAGCAAATAATTATATAGACAACTATACAAGACATTTGCTTTATGATAGTAATAGTACTGGTATATATGGAAGACGTATAGAACCTAACGTTCCTATTATAACTGAAAGATACCCTCACCCTGACTTTAAACGTATATCTAAGATATTTAGTTTTAAGTATAAGAATATATGAGAAACACTATCATAAATATTATAAGTAATATTTAGCCCGTTTTATAGATAATTTAGAAATTATGCAAGGAGATACATATATGGCTAAAACAAAAGAAGACATTAAAAAGAAACCAATAGGTGATCGTTTTACGGTTGCTGAAGTGCGTGAGCAATTATTAGCTACAATGATTAAGAATAATCAAGACATCATTCAGTGTGTAGCCAATTCTGAGCAACTATTAGAAGAGCTTAATGACATTAAAACTAAAATGGCAATTCTAGAAGAGAACCAGGCTGCTAATAAAGCTTTGACTGATAAACAATCAGCAAGAATTGATTCTTTTGTAGAAGCTGAAGATGAAGTTGCTAATAAAGTTGATGCGTTGTCTGTTACTTTAGTAGACCACATTAATAAATACGATGCTAACGTTAAAGCTGATCTTGAAGACAAAGCAGAGCAGCTTAAAAATCTATTCAATTCTGCTGAAGCTATTGATCCTAAAGAATTCCATACGGTTAACTTAACTCCAGTATATGTATTATTGGTAATCATGATTATTGTAAACTTATTCGTTCTATATCGTCTATAATAACACAAAAACCCATATAGGTCATTGACCTATATGGGTAACTTTTTACTTTCTATATCACATATATGAAACAATCTTTGATTATAGGAGGTAAATCAAATGAAAGAGTTAAACGTGGAATTTATCCTAAAGAATGATTATAATAGCACAGGTACAACTACCGAAGAAGCTATTGAAGATTTCAAAAAAGGTAAGAGTGAGTTTTTTGCATATCATGATAATAATGGTGAAACAAATCTAGTTATTTCAGACCAATTACAATATTTATCTATAACAGATCTCACTATTGATGATTTGAATAAACAATTTTCCACTCTATTAGAGTTATCCATCAATACAGTATTTGATGAAGTTGTAGAAGTTACTTCTCCATACTTTGAAGTGGTTAATGATAAGCTTATTGTGTACGTGTACGTTAGTGGTAGATTTAGAATCTTGATTATGAATGCTGCTGAGGTAACTAATATTACAATGAAACCATGGGCTAAAGCAAACCAAGCAAACCCAATGGAGTTAACTAACCCTAACTTTGTTAAGAAGGGTATATCTGAAGTATTCGCAGCTACAGTTGACGCTAAGACATATGAAGAAGCTGTACAGTTGGTAATCAATCGAGTTCAATATGGTTATAAAGATATTGTACTATTTGGTGACATGTTCTTCAATAACCGTTATGATCTAGCTAGTAAAGAATTAGTAGATATTATAAAGAAAGCATTAATGGATATAGTTAATCCATCAGAAGAAGAACCGGTTGAAGAAAATCATGAACCAAAAATAGAAGAACCAGAAAACGTTGTTATCGAGGAAACAAAGAATGATAGACCTAAAGCAACTTATTTAGAGGGCAATCCTGAAGACTAATACATTTTATAGCACACTGGGCACTTATAGCTCAGTGTGCTTAAATACCCCCTCAAAAATGACAGATGAACTTAATTTATAGATGTATATTATAGCTGTGATATTGAACAGCTATTCTTTTGGCTGATGTTTATATTTTCCATCAAGAAAGGAGAAAGTCTATGGATAAGTTCAGTATTGATAGTAATTATATACCCCATGGGCAGATGGGAGTACAAACTATCACAAGAGAAGAGTATGAAGCCTCGCCTAGTATGGGTGAACAGTTCATATCCATTTCTAATTTCGAGGGTAATCCTCATGTGTTTCAAGATAGACAAGAAGGAGAAACAAAAATGTATTTCGATGGCTTACGAGCCCGCAACAGACAACAACAGGTTCAAACTACACCTGTACAAGTACCTACACCAACTGTAGATACTACAAGCTTCCAATGTGAAGTAATCACTAATCAAATAGAATCTCTTAAGGCAACTAATAGAGAGCTATTAAAACACGGGGAAAAGTATATTCAAGATGCTTTTGATAATGCAGACAAGATTGAAGAGCTTAAGAAGGAACTTGCTGCACTTAAAGGTGAAGTATACAAATCCCAGTCAATGTTCATCTCATTGACAGGTGAGGCTAAAGAAGAAGTGGTAGAAGAGAAACCACAACCTGTACAACAAGTACAGCAACAGCCGGTGCAAGCTAATGTAGCTAATCCACAAAACTTTACACCGGAAGAGCTAGCATTTATTAATCAAAATGCAGAAGCTTTCAATCAGTTGACTAATCAAATGCTTCAAATGCAAGCACAAGGTCAACATGTTCCATCTCTAGGAGAGATGATGGGTCAACCACAACACCACCATCATCATGATTGTGGGTGTGGGTATGACCACCATCAACACGTACACCAGCAACAACCACAGCCTGTACAACAACCAATGCCACAACAAGCACCTCAACCTCAAGGAAGAATGTCTTGGGCTGATATGGCACAAATTGTAAACCAAGATATAGCAGATAAACAAATGCAATATCAACAACCTGTACAGCAACAATGGCAACAACCACAGCCTGTAATGCAACAAGTTCAAACAGTTCCAGCAGGAGCATGGTATGGTATGCAACAACAAGTACAACAGCCAGTGCAACAAATGCAAATGACTCAACCACAACCAATGCCACAGCAACAAGGAAGAATGTCTTGGGCTGATATGGCACAAATGGTTAATGAAGGTATAGCTTATAAAGAAATGCAAGAACGTGGTATCAACCCAAATGTACATTTCGATTTCCAAGATGCTGTACCATTATACAAAATTTACGAGGCTCAAGCTCAACAACAAGCAATGATGATGCAACAGTTGCAATATCAACAGCCTCAACCACAACCAGCTGTATCTCAAAATATGGCTATGGGTAATGCTCCAAGATTTGATTTCGAAACAGCAGTACCTTTGGATTATGGGTTTAATGGTCAACCATCGATGAATGGTATGGCTTCTTTTATCCCACCAACAGCAGCTATGTATCAGCCAGATCATAATGGCTGGCATAAACCAAATAACTGGCGTAGCAAAATAGAAGAAGTTGCTAAACGCCGTGGTGTAACAGTTGAGTCTTTAATGGAACCAACTGAAATGACTTGGCAAGAAGCGGCTCGAGCTGAAGCTATAGCTTCTACACCAGTACTCATCAATAGACTTCAACGATTAGCACATGAGAAAGGATACAATGATATCCAAACTCTAATTAATTCTGGTGAAGTTGATTTTGATGCTATGCTTGAGCAAGTAGCTCAAGAGATGACTGATATCGTGTATAAAGATATCAAAGAGAATCCAATCCCTAAGACCGATTCTCTAGTTGATAAAATGAGTGATGTATATGATGCAAAGAAATGGTTAGGATTCGCTAATCGTCCAGAAGAGATTGAAAACGATATCCATATCAGAAACGCATACATCAATCGTCTTAATGATATGATTTGTGGTGTGTCTCATAATGTACCTTGGAAACCTGAGAATACATATGAAGACGTACTATCATTTCTAAATGCTTATCCAGATCGTGCTGATTTGGAACAAGAGTTCGTATTAGAATTATACGAAGACTTATTATTGTCTCGTGGTCAAGATCCTACAGAGGGTGTATTCCCACAATTACCTAAAGGTCAACGTATTCTTAGTAGCCCACACCGTACATATTTCCACGGTGCTGGTCTACCTAATATCACATCTAATACCACATCTGTATCTCAACAACAAATGGCAATGCAATACCAAAATCAAATGGTAGATGCAAAAATGATGGCGTATGAAGATCAACGTCGTAACTGGGAACTAGCAACTACAGTTGGTGGTCACCCATTAGCAGGATATCCTGTAAACCCTAACTGGCAAGTCATGGTAACACCTAAAGACTCCAGTTGTCTTAATATCTTAGTGGATAAATTCTATGTTCCTGTATATGATGTAGGATATATGGAAGCTCCACCTAGCGATAAAGCTATCGCTGATATGCTAAATAATCCTGGTCTAACTCCAGAGCAACGTGACTCTAAAGTTAAAGAAATCAATGATTATAAAGCAAGATACAATGAATGGGTTAAACGTTATAACTGGGAGCAAAATAAACAAGCTTTATTCGATAAGCTACAGTTATTAGTAGATAAACGTGGTATCTACGTTAAGCAAGTAAACAGTGCAAGATATGACCAAGATACTTATAATCTATTAATGGAAAGCATCAATTCTTGTGATCGTGGCATTGCTAAGATGCAAGCAGAATTACCGACACCAAGACCTGAAGATCCAGTATGGTGTGACGAACAGAATTTGCTATACGCAAACTATCTGATTGATCAATACAATCAACGTAGAGAAGAGTATGAACGTAGATCTCTTAGAAGATCTTGGCAAGCTCGAGGTAATAGATTGGGATGGACATTCCCAATGGATGAGATTAAGACTCAAGTACAGCAAAATGATATGCTTAGACATTTCATTCCTAATACAAGAGTATTAACTCCAGCAGAAGCGCATCTATTCAACAAAGAATCTGCACGATTCGCTAAAGAAGAGTATGAAGCAAAGCATGAGAATGCACGTAAATTCCACGAAGATAAGATGGCTTGGTGGAAAGGTATGTGGGTATCTTCTTATATGGTAATGAACCAAGTTGATGAAGAAACTGCATCTAAAGTTTATGATGAACAAGATCCATATGGTTTAATTCATCAATACATCTATGACCCAAGATTACAAACAGAATCTTCCAGAAAACTTCGTAAGATGGAAGACTGGGAATATCCAGATTGGGATATGTTAACTCAAAAACGTCGTATTGATTTCGATGAAAAAGAGTTAAGACTTTATAACTGGCGTATGAAAAACCAACGCTTCCGTGAAGCAGTTGTTCCAGCACGTCCAGCACCTGAATGGTCTGCATTCCAAATGAGAAATGGTCAGCCTATTATGGTTCCTACAAACTTCTATCCATGGGCTACAGCATTCAGTAATTATAAAGCTACAGGTGATAAAGAGATCGATAACAAAAACTTCGCAGCATGTATTGCTAGAGCAGAAATGTTAGAGCAAGCTCACCGTAGACCTAAAGACTTATCTGAAAATGCCGGTTACTATAAACGTGCTCCATTCCAAGAAGCACTAAGTAGCTATAAGCATAAGACTCGTATCGGTCAAGTATCTGATTTACTTGAAGAGTATGAGAATGATGAGCAATTTAAAGACATGATGGACAATTATGTCTACTTAGAAGAAACTGGTAAGTTAGCTGGTTATGATTACAATAAAGATAGAATCAACTTCGAGAATTCTATTCTAGAACAATTCCAAGCTGTAGGAAAGAACTTACCTGAAGGGTCTTGTTTAAAAGATCCAGAGTTCGACACCTATAATGGTAAATCTATTGATTCCATTGCTAAAAGACAGGTTGAACTAAATATGCAAGCTAACGATGCAATCAAAGCATATTTATCTCCAGAACTAGGAGGCAATTATGATCGTAGCAAGCACATTAGCTGATGATGTAAGACTCAATCTAACAAATAGTGGTGTAGATATAAGAAAGATTCATTTAGATGCTATGTATAAGTCATTAGCTTATACTGTACCATTAGAGCAAGCTTTCGATAATCTACAAGGCCCTATGGTTGAGGACTTATTTGATGCTGAAACAATTAAATCGATTAAGTTAGCAGTGACTAACCCAAAGATTAAATTCTTCAAAGACAAATTCAAAATCTTAGCAGGTATACTAAACCCTCTCGGTTATAAACTAGCACATGCTGGTACTAACCGTGTAGTAGCCCAACCAGATTTTGATGATACGTTTATAGTAAAGATTGGTTTAGATAGAGCTGGTAGAACTAATGGTCCAAATGAGATTGTTAACCAAAAGTATCTTAAACCATTTGTAAGTAAGTGCTTTGATACCACAGATGATGGTGTTTTAAGTACATTTGAGCGTGTTATTCCGATTGAGAATCTGACACAGCTCTGGTCTGTACGTGAAGATATCTTTGATATTATGCGTGCTATCACAAAACGTTTCGTAATAGATGATTTTGGGACTGAGGCTTTTAAGAACTGGGGAGTTCGCAAAGGCTTCGGCCCTGTATTACTAGACTATGCTGACATGTATATTCTAGATAAAGATACGGCATATTGCCGTAAACCTATAGACTGGCATAGCACTGCTGTATGTGGTGGTGAGCTAGGTTACACTCCTGGATATAATAAGATTATGTGTAAGAAGTGTGGCGGTATAGGTAAAGCTAAACAATATAAAGGTAAGGATAAACTATCCGTTTATGTTCCATCAAGGGGGATCGACATGGGTATCAAATGTGTCATTAAAGTTGGCGGTAAAACTGTATTCAGTACAGAAGAAGGTTTTGCTAATCAAATCAACGAAAGTAAAGAAGAATTCGTAGCACCACATGAGGTAGTTCTTAATGACTACCGTCAAGCTATCGATGATATGAAAACTGAAACTGATAAAGTTCGTCAGCATAATGATGAATATTTGAAGAAGCTTCTTCAAGATAAAGAAGAGCGTGAAGCTCGTAAAGCCGAAGAAGAAGCTAAGAAAGATAACGCTAAAATGCGTATTATCGTTACAGCTAATGGCGTGAAAGTGATTCAACCAGAAGCTAAAAAAGAAGAACCAGTTATTGAGAAACCAATCAAATTGATTACTCATGATGGTAAACCAGTAAATGTAGTTGACACTACAAACGGCAAGATCTATGACTTCACTGAACCAGTAGAATCTGAATCTAAACCTGAAGTTGTAGAAACTAAACAGGAAGAAAACAATCATGTAGAACAGCCTAAAGAGGTTGAAAACAAGGAGAATGAAGAGACAATGAATGATAAAATGCTTATGAATATGACAGATATCCGTTATTTCAAACAGGTATTACAAGATCGAATCAATGACTTTATGAGTGAAATCGAAACTTATGAAGACAGTGAGTTGAAAGACATTGTTAAAACACTATCCCTAATCAAAGGTAAGAGTGAAGAAAACAAACCAATGTTACTTACTGAGATCTTACCTGATTTCTTATGTATTGATCTTGAGCAAGATGGTTTTAAAGAATTAGACGGTCCAGTAATGTATACTGTACGTGTAAACTCTTCTAAACTATACAGTGTAGTTGGTGAAGACATCGAACGTCTTATCAAAGACATTGATGCAGTACGTATTGAACGTGAAGCAGAAGTTCAAGAATCTCGTGTAAGTGCTAAAGTTAATACGAAGCATAAGAAAGTAAAATATGGTAATAAGAAGTTTGATGCAAACTTCTAGTTAGGAGGTTTCAATGAATTATGCACCACAGGCTCCAAGCCCATTTATTATAACTAACTCTACTATTATGGTAGATAACTTATTGGCTAGTGGAAGACCTTCAAGAGTTGTTGCAATTACAGATGAACCTATGGATGGTGGCGGGATTATTACAATCCCGGCATATCTTCCGCCATTTGAATTAGTGGCAGAATACTTAGATGCACAAGAACGTTATAATGGTAATGTGCCAGACCAAGTATTTAGAGACCAATATATGGCATACTTGCAATCCAATAACACTGTCGTTTTGAATAGTGCATTGCTTGTAGCTACTGGTCTTCTTACAGGGAAACAAGTACTATTATACTTCCCGAAAGATGAATGGGATAGTTTTAATCTAATCCCTGAGGTATTAATGGCATTCTTCCATGAGAAGCTCCAAAGTAAAGTTCCGATTGAGAATATGAACTTAGGGTATTCTGATGAAGCTTATGCTATTTACCCAGATATGGGTGCTGGTTTTGATGCATTGATTTGGTTACAGCAAAGCAATAATATCTCTTATGATAATTTCATTGCGTTGTTTAATCGTGCTCAAGCATCTCAAGCATTCATTCAAAATGTCTTGTATAATCAACAGCCTATGCTTATGGCCCGATATGGTAATAGCTTAGCATTTGACGACGCTAACCGTATAGCTAAAGCTACATATGAGGCTTCATTACGTGGAGCAAGACCATCTATGTTTGTAAGGAGTTAACTATGAAACTTATCTTTACAGACGTTATTACGTCTAGACTATATGAAGATCTCTTTAAACTAAAAGAAGATATTAAGATATATAGACTAGAGTCTCTTGAAGGTGTGGCTGAGATTATATACGCTTTACGTAACTATGATCCAGCTACTAAAGAGTATGATGGTTTATTTGGTGACAGTGTAATGAATCAATCACAGAAAGCTTTTAAAGAGCTATTTGAGATTGCTACAAGTGTCATCAATAATAATACAGCCATCATAGTCATAGATATGTATAACGATTGGTTATATAATATCGCAGAAGTTATGGGTGACTTCTTTAAAGTTGAATGGGGTATCGAACCAATATACATCAGAGATGTAACTGACCAAAAACTATTATTGGATTACGATTACTTCAACTCTGGTGAGAATCTAAACTTCCCAAGTATCAATCAATCGTCTGGTCTATATGCTCAAATACTACAGCAAATAGCAGAACACAAACCTCTGAGAGGTATGCCATCTACATATGGTGTACAAGCAAGGAGCATGTTTACTAATGAGCTTATATAATAGTGTATTAGCCAGACGAGACTATGTATCAGATATAAGAATGGTAATCGATAGTAATATCGTGGAGTACGATATTGAGAAAGCTAATATTAATATTCTATATAAATATGGAAAGATTGATACTCAAACTTATGATATGGTTTTACATATGGATAGGTATAATAGACAATACTTTATGGGGAATTTCATAAGAGATAACCGTCTCAGTTCTACCTTAGCTGAGGGGATTAAGAAGGCCAAGTTAGCCTTTCTCGAGAAAAATGAAGTTCCCTTAGTATCCCTACTGGAGATACGCAATGATGCGTTATTTATCATAAATCCTAGTATAATGTACCCAGAACTTGATGGTATAACTTTCAAGGCAAAGTCTACATACTATGATTACTTAGAGTTAAATAATATGAGTATTTTCTTCACTAGAGATATGCTTATGACATATTTCGAAGTTAAGGGTATGCCTAATAGAGTGGTAGACTTGCATATACCATATCTATTAAAATCATTAGACAATATAATCAATATATATAAGAGAGATAAGCGTAATGCTATTAAACAGCTCCATGGATTATATAATGATTATATTGAACGTAAGTTAGATATAGGATATTATAGACCATTCAATATATTCTCACAGTATGAGTTTAGAACTAATTGTAGCCAATACAATCTAGACTATGTATCAGAGCAATATAAGAATGCAATTGATATCTCATTCAATGAAAGAATATTAAGAGAGTTTCACTCATTACTCCTTCAAGATACATTATAAGACAAAAGAATATCCCCATATAGGCAATGCCTATATGGGGTATATTATTTTTTATATAATAAAAGTTGATTTTTATGGTTATATATTATAACGGTGTATGGTAGATACAACTAGTTGCGAGTAGCTGTATCTAAATTTATCCATACACTTGTAGACATAAGTCTACTTGCCGAAAGGAGGTGACTCCTATGACTGGCGCACAGATGAGATATTATAATCTCACTGCAGGGTATAAAGTCGATCATTATTTAAAAATAAGATTGGCTTTGGATATCGTACGCAACTATGAGAATGGTAATTCTGAAAACTATTCTCGTAGTGAATACGATGCCTGTTTAAAATTTATTCAAAATCTAGAACCTTAGATTTTGAATAAATAATAATATTACATGGGTAGGTGTTCACTACCTACCCATGTTTTATTTTTTTAGGATTTATTCCTGGATGTAGAGAGAAGACTACATCCAGGAATAATAGGGCGATTAGTTATTGAAATGAGGTAAACTAATCTTGAAAGAGTTATAGGACGATCATTCCTATGAGTGAGAGTAGAATAGAAGATTGTGGATGGGTCCTCATCTTCTATTACTTTCACTGTTATATTAGTTATTAATAATAAATTTGGTAAGTGATATCGATACCTTTGTTGAGTTCGATTAATTGTTCATTAGGGAAGTTCAATTTAGTCAAAGGACGGATATCTTGATAGTGCATTACACCATCGATTTCTTTACGCCAAGCATAGCATAAGGAGATAGTATTAATACGTGCTTCATTAAGACCTACAGTATTAACGAAGAATTCACGGCATTCATCTTCAGTGATTTTAAGATGGATTTCTACGATTGTTTCTACATCTAAGTTTTTATTAGTATTGTAGATCTTAGCATCGATAGGGGTACCATCTTCGAAACGACGAATCAATACAGGTTCAGTTTCGAATGTTTTAAAGTAGTAAGCAACACGGTTACCAATTACTTTACGACCATGGTACGTCATTTTCTTAGCATCACTGATATCTTCAGTTACTAATGGATAACGGAAAGGAACCAATGCTTCAGGTGTAATCCATTTAGCATAGTTAACTTCACGTACTTGAGAGTTTTCACGACCACAGCCATCAGTACCAACACAGAATAGCATAACTTTTTCTGCTTCTGCTGGAACTTCAAATACACTGTTTTCTAAACCAAGTTCAGTATTATAGGAAGGAGTGATTTCGGTAGTTGGTGCAAATCCGAAATGTGCTCGAGCTGTGAATTCAGCACCAGGTAAAACAATTTTATTTTTGCCACGGAATAATACTTTATCAGTACCCAAGGCTTTAATTATAATATCAGTATCACGGTATGCATGAGAGCGAATAGATGCTTTCTCTTCAGTACCGTTAAACTCGTTAAAAATGAGTTCTTTAGTATTGGACATGTCGACCTCCATAAATATATTTATCGTTATTTAAGCTTAAACTTTATAACTATGTTAAACTAGGCTTTATAGAACGGGTTTAGCCACATATGGTCATGAACCCTAGCACTATCAGTAACCTTGAACTTAGTCTTAGTCTTCATACCATCTAAAATAGATAAGGAGTTAAGATGATCATCTAATATGAGTCTAACGTCTAAGTTAATCTTATCATGAATACCACCTAACCCATTAATCTTATCTATTAATGGTTTGAGTACGATATATTTAATGACATCTTTAGGAAGAATATCATACATATCTGCAAGAATAAGAGTTTTGTACCACCAGTTACGTAAGTAGATTTTATCACAGAAGTGTGCTTCGTCTTTAATCATAGATCTAATATGTACATCGACAATACCATCTACAATATCAAGAGTATCCTCATCTCTGATTTTACAGATATACCAAATATCATCAATAGCTCTAATAGTTTCGAATAACTTACTATCGAATTTATAGATGGTATTAATACCCATAACCTCAATCTTATATGATTTAAAGAAGTTAATAACTTTAGCAACGTATTGTTTGATAAAGTCTAATCCTACGCCTGGGAATGAGTTGAATAAGTATTGGTATTCATTACTATTAAAGTATCTTTCTACATACTTGGTTATATCGATACATGTATTGATGATACGTTTTCTTTTTTCAGTAAGATCACCGATATTACGGATACTATCAATAAGACCAGACAAATCTCTATCTCTATAAGTCAGGAAGTTATAGTAAGACTTATTAGGCTCTTTACCTTTATCTGTGGTAAATGGCATCTTAAAGAAGTCATTATTATATTTGATTTGCATCAATGCTTCATAAGTCTTCTTATATGCATTATACTCACGATAGTTATTTGCTTCTCTCATATGTTTAAGAAGATCATCACGTAATGCTATATTATTATTGAAGATTTTGAATAGTTGTTTAGGTGAAGACAATGATGTCTTATAAGTTTCAAATTTATCAGCACCAGTATAATCCAAGTCTTTATAATATCTAGGACCCTTGAGCATCTTTTGAAGTACACCTAAGTCTGCTTCAAAGTTAAAGCCCATGATATACATAATCTTTTCAGGGTCTTGCATAATATCGTCTTCGAGATTATAGTATTCATACATTAGAGAGAATAGTGTACACATAATATCACTAAGTCTAAACATCTTAAACTCACGTATAGATGGTACTTGTAGCATAAGTCTATCTTCTAGTTTAACTTTGTCAAATAATAAGTTAAAGAAGTAAGGCATATCAAAAGCAATCTTAGTCATAGACATTACCGAATCAATAGTGATGTATTTTGTACGTACATAGTTAAACTCTTTATCAAGAATTTCTTTATATACTTCATTTTTATCCATCTCACCAGTCCATAAACCATCACCCTCAGTCATTTTATCGTAAGGGATATGTTTATTTCTGTCTTTGATATACTTATCGCCAGACTCAGTCAAAGGAATCTTAACGAATTTCAAATCATAGTTCTTTTCGTTATCTTCGACTAGTTTCTTATTAATCTTAGCATTAATATAGTTGAAGATAAACTTAATTTTAGAACCATGTCTTTCCATCTTGGCTTTATCGGTTAAGAATAATTTACCATTAATAATCTCATAGTCATTCTTAACTAGGACGTAGCCATCATCCATAACCATCATCATTCTATTATTATTTGGAGATTCCAAATACCCATCAAATGGGAATGGGATAGTAATACCTGTGGCATCATCAGCTATATCAGATACAACCATCTCAGACTTAATATACTTATTATATTTTCTGAAGATAGTATTATAGATGAAAGTGATATTGAATCCACGATTTCTATCGATAACTGTACCATCTGTAAACTCAATAATATCTCCACGGATTTTATATCGCTCAGGGGATACTAGTGTACTACCAATAGTAACAAATAACCCATTATGTGATTTGATATAGTTAAAGAATGGGAATATGATTTGGAACTTATTAGTCCCCTCGATAGGGGTATCGATGAACTGATCTTCTATATTGATAGCGAATTCATTCTCAGGGTAGTCGTAGTAGTAGCATACAATATTATCAGCAATATTAAGCAAGAACTTAGTATCAGTAATCTCGATACCGGTACTAGTATACTTGTATCTAGACTCTTCTAAACGTCTACCATTAACTAATAGAATGACTTTATTCTTCTTAGCAATATAACCATCGTAAGGATAACTAAGATTTAATACACTTTGCTTATTATTATCAACAGCTAAGACCTTAACTTTCTTATTAGTTATAGATTGGTCTTCTGGATAAGTGTAAATAACTTCGATTGTAATCCCTTTACGCATCAATAAGTTTTGTTTATTGATATGGAGAGTATTCTTAAGTATAGTATACTCAGTAAATGCTAATGGGTCACCGTTTACATATACTTCGATAACGTTATTACTATCCATATACTTAGGGAATGGGAATTCTAATTCATATTTAGTTTCGCCTGGTGTCGTTACAGTAATAGATTGAGTCGTAGACTGTAATGATATAGGTTTAGTATTAGAATATACAAAGTTTGTATTTAATATACGGTCAGCTATAAATCTATCATCACTATTGATATTGGTTATATTAAGCTTACCATCTTCTGTTGTAGTAGAGAAGTATCTATCTTTTTGAAGATATACAGAAGCTGTATCTGCAAAGTATACACCATGATCTACAAAGTCAATATCTTCCGGTACTTTAGTTATAATAGTATTAGATGTAGACTCTGCTTTAGTTTGAATAGTTTCAAACTTGAATTTATATTTATCAGAATAGATAAATAAAGCTATAAGCTCTCTACTAGTCTTAGTATCATCTATATTCCAATTAATATCATCAGTGAAGATGATCTTAGTGAAATCACTATTAAACTTGTATCTTGTAGGGTCTATAAATGTAGAGCCTACAGACAATCTTAATCCAAATCCCTTCTTGAAATAGGTATCCTTATCTACAGGGAACTCAATAGGTACTTCTTTTGTATTCTTATCTACAATAGTAATGAATTTAGATTCAGTCTTAATAGTATAATCATTAATATTAGCTGGAATATCTGGAGTCTTATTGCTTAAGAAGTCAAACTTAAGTGTAGTTTTACCATCAAGATAATGCTCATTCTCAAATACTATCTTATGGTCAATTACATTATATTCAGATGGTGGTACCAGATAATCATCAGCATATAGATGAATATAGTTGCCCTTATCTAAGAACTCTGTATCATTATTTGGATATGGGATAGGGATATTATTCTTATCCGTTATAGGCATAGTAGTTGTAGCTGTATCCATAACTTCTTCGGTATCTAGATACGTTTTGTATTTATAGTTAAATACATAGTCTCCAGTATCAGGATCAGACTTTCTATCTTTAAGAAGATAGTATTTAAAGATTCTGATATCATCAAATCCAAACAATGAGCATATATCAACCATACAGGTTGGTGTAGATTTGAATTTCAATAGCTTATTAAGATTCTTAACCATAGCTATTTGATATTTAAGTGGAATCTCATCATAATATGGTACATCATGCCACTCAAAGATATAACGTATACATCTCTCGTCTAATACATCTAGCTTGATAATATGCTCACCAGTTTCAGAGATAAGATCAATCATAGTTTGTAATAGAATGAAGATGGTAATAAAGTTAGTATAGTAATCACTATCAAATCTATATGCTTCAGAATATACTGTAGCCATAGTGTATCCACGGTTTACTATATAACGATTCTTAAATTTATCAGATAGAGCCTGTTGGTCTATACGTGGTAAATATAGTAGCTCAAAATTATCAGCTTTACGTGCAGCATATGCAGTAATACCAGATGCAATATAATTCAAGTAAGCATATCTAGGCCCATTATATCTTGAACGGATATCATCCATGATACCTTCTTCTTCAAGTATATTCAATTCAAATTCAGACATATCATGCATAGGCTTAGTAAAGTCCACACCAATATTGTCTTTACGTAAATCTTCATCTACATATAAGAACGGCAAACCTAATGGTGGTTTACCCATAATCATTCGATAATATTCATTATACTCGACATAATGATTTACAAAGTATTCAGCTGCAATCTTACGACAGGTTTCTCGTTTATTTAATGGAATAAGACGTGGATCTTTCTTAATTCTCATCCAGTATTCACGACCAATTTCACATCGAGATAGGATGATGTCGTTATATTCATATGCATCATAAGGAGCTTTACATTCGATAGATTGTATATATAGGTCAGCATAATACATAGATGCTTCAGATTCCATAGAATCCGCTAGATCTTTATCTTTTACAACTGCACCTAATGCTAGAATCTTACTGTAATAGACAGTATTATCTACAAACGGTTCAGGTGAGATTGCTTTAGTAATATGAGAAAGTCTCATTCTTTGTAGTTCCTCCCTTCGGAATGGAATTATTCGATTACTACTATGTACTGACCATAATAGCCTATTTAGCCCAACATCAAGTTAATCATACCTATTTAAATAACAACAGGAGTGTTTAGAATATGAGTCAACCGTTTCCGGATTTAAGTATTATTACTAGTCCAAATAATCCAGTAATAAAATCTCCATTTGTACCATACCAATTGGAGTTCTATCAAACTAAATATTCGTTAATGGATATTGATAGATATACAAGTTTTGTAAAGAATGCTGTATCTAGATTTAGAGCATCTAGATCTTATAAGAATTATAAGTTCTTCTTAATGAATCTAGGTATGGATAGATGCCAAATCAATAATAATATCACTATGGATATGGCAACTATTGAAATGCACCATAATATGCTAACTATCTTTGATATTGCTTTTATCATTACAGAGCATATCATTAATACTACAGGGTATATTACTTCATTTGACTTAGTTGAGCATTTACGTAAAGTGCACCATGAGCATAAGGTAATGCTTGTAATGTTAAATTTAACAGCTCACCAACTATATCATAATACAAACAATTTCTTCATCCATCCAGATATGTGTTTTGGTAACTGGGGAGCATTCCTAGAAGAGTATAAATATGGTATCACTATTGAGATAGCCAATAAAGTTATACGCTACTTAGACGAAGCTATCCAAGTAGGCTCTACACAGGATAATGGATTGATGGAAGTTCGTGATCATTTAGTGAATTGGAGTCGATATAATGAGTACAACCTTGGAAATCAGTCTTATAGTAATTCTGGTATTTAGTATAATAGCTTTCTTCTTTACGGTTAGTGTAATCATTAACCGAGTTACATACTTCCATGAACAAAAGATGTCATTCAGACGTTCTAGAATTAAGATCGATGTACGTGAAGTTGATAATATGATTGATAATATGATTCAAGAAGGTATCAATGAGTTCATCGTTATTAATAACTTAGCATTTGATAATGAAAACTATATCAGAGAAGATGTAGAGAAAGAGATGCGTAAATACGTATCTGACTATGTAGTAGCTAGAACTACTCCAGTATTCTTAGAGAAAGCTCACTATGTATATAGAAAAGAATCATTTACTAGTATAGTAGCCAATAAGATCATCATTGGTGTAACCTTATATGTAGCTAGAAACAACGCTAAATAATGCAGAAAAACCCCCATATAGACAATGTCTATATGGGGATTCATTCTGCTAATTGCTTTATCGAGGTTTACCATTGAACTGTCACCGCAGATGCAATGATATTATAGTGTTATATAGATTTAAATGTCTAATCTATAATTTTCATTGTAATCTTCAAGTTCTTCTTTGGTCAGGTAACGATTTAATAGTTTATCTAAAGCAAGTTCACCAACTTTATCTTCAAATAAACCACGAGTATGAATACAGAATGTATTTAGGAAGAAGTATTTCTTCTTTTTCATACATCTAATCATAAATGCTTTATATAAATCCAAGATAGCATTCGTGGTACCAGTATGCTTAAATAATCTAAATAAGATACCAGTTAAACTAGAAAAAGCAAGAGTATCAGAGAAGTCGAATTCATCAATAGCATTCAAAACTACACTAGCAATACGGTAATCATTCTTAATATTAAACCAAGCCTGATTACAAGATTCTAGATATATTAGGATATTAGAGGATCTATGTTTAACACACATGTTTAATACATTACCATCTAGCATATCCAAATATTGTTTAGCGAAGAACTTATACATAGTTACATCATCATCTGCAATAATAGATTCTAGGATGAGGTCTAAAGAGACCCCATCACTAGTCAAATCATGAATATATAAAATTCTTTCTGCTACTGAAAGATTCTTTAATTTAGCCGAATATTCCATTTGATTCTCCCCTTAATGTACATATTATACTTCTGTAACGTCAGTCAATTTAGCAAACTCTTCTGGGAATAGTTCTGCAAATGTAGCAGTATCTCCAGTATAGGATGCAACTTCTTCCCAAGTCTTAGTTGTATAATTGTAACGTTTTGTTTTGTCTTTAGTAAATAAAGCTAAACGATAACGACAAGCATTAGCACTAGTCACGATAGTATTAGTTTCATCTACTAAGATATGAACGTACTTAGCATTATATTCACCTTTTTCTGGAGTGATGATATGATGTTTACCAGTACGGTCATAATACAAACCACCTTTCCATGCAGATATAGCACATTCACCATCTAAGATAATTTCCATAGGAGCATCTGGTACAGCAACATCATCATTAGTTACACCAGTAACTTTACCTTCTTTAGCTTCTAAACGGAAAGGTACTAATGTAATATCTGTGCCTTTGATTGTTTTGATGCTACGATTATAGAAGTATGGTAAGTATTTAGTATATTTACTTGGTCTACCATACTTTGTTTCACCAACAATAACTAAGTTTTCAATATCACTTAAGGAACCATCAGATGTTTTTGATTTAAGCTGAGCACGATAGTCTGATTCTAAGTAAAATTGAACTAATAGATTTTCATAAGTTGTAAATGTTTTAGTATCCGCATCATACCCACGTTCTGGTTCAATTATAAAATGGACATCGGCATTTTGTATTTCAGTAATATTATTCTTATAGAAATCGATAATAGGATATATGGATGGTGAATTGATAAGATCAGTATAGACGCTTATGCTGTAAATATTTCTACCATCATCCGTAGTATGCTCACATTGTTCACCAGCCTCACTACCATCGAATGGGAAATCTGTATCACAGTATACCGCTTTATTAAAATTCCAAGTATATTTCTTATTAGGAATAATCATGGTATTGGTTTTATTATGATATAAACCGTTAGTATCACCTAAAGAATATACAGATTCACCAGACTCAGTGTTAGCATATTTCAATGTGTAAGCATCACTAAGTGTAATAATATATTCCGTAGTTGTTGGACTATAGTTTCTAAATGTGTTTTGTGCAACATCATCGCTAAATTTATAATACGTATAATCTTCTTCTGTAGGTTTAAGATAATCGAACCATTGTTGATACATATAATGGAACGTTTTATCTTTATTTTGAAGCCAAGCTAATTCACAGTAGTCGAAGTATTTAGTATAATCATGTGAAATTATAGATACACTTAATTTAGCTAGCTTTTCAGCTTCTTTAATTAAGAACGCTGTCATTTCTTCTGTAGGATCTACAGCGATAAGAGTATAATATTGATAAGTTACATCTGCAATAGTAGCATATTTAGAAATTTTGCTAATATTGTTTTTAACGTATTCATTATCAGGATTCAAAGTAGAATTGATAAGATTGAATTTAGATTTGCCTTTAGGTACGAAGATTTTAAACGCAGTAGTTGTATTACCACCATGGATACCAATCATACCCATAGTGTTTCCTCTACCATATGTACCCATACCAGCACGGTTACGTAGAATAAGTTCTTCATCCATGATAATAGTATCAGTAACAACTGCTTTGATATTAGGATTACCAGATACAACAAATTGGTCACATTTGATTACTGCAGCATACGGAGACTTACCATTAATATAGAAATCGGATGTATATTCAGGTAAAGATGCAGTACCTTTACATTCGAAAATATCGCTACCATCTTCTAGACCAACAACGTCTAGCATAGTTAATTCATCTTCAGTAAGATCTGCTTTCTTTTTCAATACGATACTATCATCATTAAGATTTACTCTAAGACTGTATGTAGTATCATTATTATACAAATCAGTATACTTAGGCATACGATAGCTAGTATTACATAATTGACCAAAATGACGTTTACCAAAATTAATAGTGATATTACGTTTATCTGATGGTGTTTGTTCCATAAAGGATTTTGTTGGCCATTGGATAAGATAGTTCTTATCTTCTGGAACTGTATATGTAGTCAATCCTGGAATAACACCAATACTATTATGGTCAATTACTTCAGAAGAAGCAGAATACATAAAACCATTACTGATATTTACAGAGCCACCAGCTAAACCAGCAACCACATCAGCAGCTTTAATATTCTCTTCAACTTTAGAAGAAATTTTATTTATATCATTAGCCAATCCTCTAGTTGTATTAGCTACTGTTACACCTGTATCAGAAATAGCAGTTTTAATATTTTCAAGATCAGTTTTAATTTGTTTGAACTCGCTTGTTATATTATCGAGTATCTGTTCAGTTGTAGTAGCCTTCGGTTCAGACATTTAGACTCCTCCAATTAAAAATAGTCAAAATTATCCCCACCCTCGATATCATATTCTTTAGAGAACGTTTCATAATCTGGGTGGTTTTCTGGTTGGATCTCATATGGTTCAATATCTGAAGCATTTTCCCAACTCATAGTATTATAGTTCCAATATTTTGATTGATCCATATTATAGAACATCATGCCTATTAAACAAGCACGAATGTCTCTTACGATAGGATCGTTTTCATTGACTAAGAAGATAACGTATTTAGCATTCTTAAATAAACGAAGATACATACGAGAAACTTTAGAACCACGGTATTTATATGGGCCGAATGTTTCTTCGCCCATCTTGCACCCATCAAGTTTCCAAATCATTGGTGTTACTGGCTCTTCAATTTCTGAATCGGTTTGAGTTTCATCTATATAGAATTTACCAAATGTCTCTTCGGCTAAGACATAGTCAAATCCTAGTTTTACATTAGTAAGCATAACTTCTTTGATATGTCTATTATAGAATGGTGTAATACATGGACCATTCTTATCATATGCATTTTCACTTATATTGATTCGTTCAATTAATTCACCTTTGGTGTTTAACCATTTAATCTCACTAAACGATACCATAGTTTGAAGATGCCAACGGTTAAGTTTAGCATTATTATCGATAGGTAGAGTGATTTCGATCACTTTATCTCTAAAACTGTTTTGATATTTTGGATAAAATAAATCCAAACTTCTACCAGTAATAGCCTTCTTGTCTAAATTAATCTTATAGATTTCTTTAGATGTAGCATCATCCGTATAGGTTGACATATTGAGAAGGCTTCTATCTGTCATGTAACTAATAGGTTTATCTATAGTATATGGTTTATCTTTATATGCAATATACACATATTTTACTAAAGCTTCATTGAAAGTTGCAGCAATGTATCTATTAGATATAGGATAATCCCCATAGAATACGCCTGTACGATTAGCGCTTTGTAATTTAAGCTCCATGCTACTACCGAATATAGAGAATTCTTTTTCTTCAAGATAACTACGTGCGTATATCGATGACTCATTAGCATTATTACCCCAACCGAATAATGTATTACTAGGGGTCACACCAATTTTATATTGCTCTTTGAATATATCTCTAAAGCAATATTCGAACCAATGTTGAATATTCATATTTGGTGTATATGGTTTCCATGTCATAGTATTATAGTCAAAATATTCACTTCTATCATAAGTTAATACGATAGCTTGTAATAATGGAAGCACACTACTACTATTACGAAGAGATTTCATAGATACTTTAGATTTATCTACAAGAATTCTAAATGTAGCATCATTATTACTAACCATAGTGGTAGCTTTAAAATCACCAGCCAATAAAGGATCTAATTTAAAATCCTCATCCACTTGAATATCACCATCTAGGTAAATATCTAGTTTATTAGGGTTAATGGTTGTACGATTGGTTCCATCTTTATCACAAATTAAACTAGCTAAGACAAGATTTCTATTCAGTGATAAACTTTTACATATAACCGTCTTAATATGCTTATGCATACAAATACGGAATTTATCACAGCGTAATAATGATTGACTATTAATAGATTCATTATTGATGCTAAAATCACTATGATAGTAAGGTAAAGATACAGCAGCATCTCTATTTTTTATCATATTAATGAATCTAGTATCAGTAGTTATACCAGAGTTTTCTAAATGATATTTATCGATCAAGTCCTGAGGCACTTTACCAATTTCTAAAGCATCATCAATCAACTCTACTGATAGTCTATAATTTATACTATCATAAGTTGTAGGCATCTTACCTACAGGAGAACGAAATGTCGTCAGGTATAGACTACTGATATTATATTTATTATCTTTAAAGATAGCTTTAATGATAGGTTTATTACCATCTCTATCCTTATATTTGGCTGCAATTTTAGGATTGTCAGAACGTTTAGCTATATTAATAGCTGCATCGATTCTAGTCATCTTCTCAATAGTTGGCCAAATAAAACCTAATGGTTTAGTGAATACAAATGTATCTGACATTGGTATTAGTGATGTATTATAATTAGTGCAAGTTTCGGGATTTATAAAATTATTAAATAACATCCCAACCCCTAAATCAAATTCACCATCAACTAAACCATCAACTGTTTTTTCTTTCTTCAGTTTCTCGATAGTTTTATTTTGAATTTTGGTGATCTCTTCAGGTAAAGTGTTAGTTTTACCTGAAGAGATTACACCTGTAAGCTCAATAGCTTTTTTGGTCTCATTTAAGTCAGTAATAACTGTACTAAACTGAGTGGATATATTATCGAGAAGCTGGTCAGTTAATAATTTATTATCTTCTGCCATTACTCTCTCCTATTAATTTTCTTCAGAATGGGTTTCTTCTGTAGTATCTTCAGAAGTATGCTCCTCTGTATCAGAGTTTTCTTCTTCGGAATCAGAGTTAGCTGCACTTTCTTCCTCAGCGCGTCTATAAGCCTCTTCTTCAGCAAGTCTAGCAGCTTCTTCCTCTTCTTCTAAGTGAGGGTTAGCGATATATCTATATTCTTTTTCATCTGGTGTCAAACTGTCTAGAGATTCCCAGGCTTGTTTAGACCAGTTATATTTCTTAGTTTGATCCATATTATAGAAAGATAGACGTAATCGTAAAACATCATCATCTTGCAAAATAGGATCAGATTCTTCGATTAAGAATCTTACATATTTAGCATTTTCTTGTGCTCTATTTGGATATAATGGATCAATTTCAGGACTTCTATCTTTAGCAGAACCACTATATACATCACCATATCTACAATTATGCAATTTAAATATTATAGGTGTAGCTGGTACAACTCTACCATAATGACTAGCAGCAAATACACCATTATCTGAACCAGTAACTTTACCGATTGTACAACCTGTAAGTTCCACTTCTGTGATAAATTTATTATAGAAGATAGGGATAATAAGTTTATCATCACTAATAGCACTTCTGTTTACTGATATAGAAGTAATAGGGTTTTTGCTTCTATCTAGGAATTTAATATTACCTGGGGCCGCTAATAACTCAAAATCAGTATCTGCTAACTTAGATCCGTTTTCACCCGATAGTACAACTTGACATCTAATTTGTCCACTTTCTGGTTCTAACCCTACCAATGGGAATTCTTGAGAACCATACGTAGCACCAGGCATTCTGGTCAAATCTAATGTAACAGTTCTAACACCATCGATTTCTGGTATACTAAAGTAATTATAACCCATACTAGGGAAACTTGAAGATGTTTCACCTAAACGTCTCTTTGGCTGCCATGTAAAATCTGGACTATCAAGTGTGATTGTATTGCTTTTGTATAGGTATTCGCCTTCACCAACTTGATACATATATCCGTCTTTTGCTCTATTTACAATATCTTGTAATTGGCTAATTGTGCGAATATATGCCATATTTAATAGTAGGCCATTTCTACTACCATCACCTAATTTAAATCTGTTTACCATGGTATATCTATCAGTTTCCCATGGTTCATAACAGAAGATAGCATTAGTGTCTACTCTTTTATCGGATAAGTAACGTGGCCAAGATATAAAGTCTTGTACACCAGCAGTAGCTTCCCATTTCATTTTATTAAAGTCATAATACTCAGTTCTATCGTAGTTATATATTCTGATACACATAGGGGCTAGTGTTAAGGCCAATGCTTTAATACTAGCGGTCATTTTATCAGTTTTATTAACCAAAATATTGAGCATTGTATGTTTATTTGTAGGGCCGATTAATGCGTATTTCATTGTCGGCTGTTTTGTGATATATTGGCCTAGATTATACGTATCAACCTCTAAAGTTTCAGTATCTTTATCTATATAAATATCTATACCTTTAGTAGAGTTATTTCTAAAGTCTCTCCAACCTCTAAGTCGGCTAATGATCAAATTGTCATTATGTAAGATGATTTTCTTACAGATAGTGGCTTTTACTTTAGGGTGAATGCCTGCTACAAAATTATCCGTAACTATAATAGAATCCTGTACATCATTACCATTAATGATAAATTTACTATCATATAACGGTAATGACATAGCACTTTCACCGGTATACTTAATAACTGTATCAGTAGTAGAGACTTCGGACTTGTTCAATTTATAGTCATCAATTAGAGATTGTGATACAGTATCGGTTGTAGATATTGTATTATCAGTCAAATGAACCTCTAAGCCATAATTTGGCTTATCAGGGTATCTACCGCCATTAGATGGGTTATATGGTTCAAGATTGATATATAGTCCAGTATTTGCTAATCTACCAGTATTATTTTTTTGGAAATGTAGACGAACTAAAGGGCTACTATAGCCGCTATATTTTTCTTGTATTTTTGGATCTTCGCTATAACGTAAGTTATAAAAATCTGCAATATCTTTTTTCATAGCTTCGTTTGTAGGCCAAGTTAAATCATAAGACATATCCCCAGGAACCTTATAATCTATATTATTAGTTAACGGTTCTGTAGTATTCTCATTCATAGTATTATTATGGATCTTACGGATAATAAAACCGTCTTTAATATCCATAGTGCCACCACCAAAACCTTCGATATTACCAGATTCTTTAATATCGTCAGTAACTTTGGTTTGGATTTTGGAAATCTCTTCAGATAAATTTTTTGTAGCACCGCTGGATGGGACACCAGTGGCCTCTATTGCTTTCTTAGCTTCAGTAATATCTTTTTGGACATCAGCGAAACCAGCAACAATATTATCAAGTATTTTACTAGTTAAGGTTTCTTTCGCCATTATTCTCCTCCACGAAGATCTTTAACCATCTTTTCTAATTTAGATAAAGATGCGTTCAATTCATCTCTAGTAATATATTCACTACTAGAACCAGTGGCACCAGAACCACCACTAACAGGAGTCCAGCCAGTAGCAGTCTTAGTATAGATTGTATTTGTAGATGTAACTAAGCATACAGACCCATTAGGGGCAGTAGCATCTAAGTCAGCTACATTTACTACTGGGGCTTTCCATGTACTAACTGTAGTCACACTAGCACCAGCAGAACCAGATTCTGATAATTCATTAGCAACGAATAAACCATCAGTACCTAATGTGGCTTTAATAGTATCATTAAATACAAAGTCTAAAGCGCCACCAGTACCAGGTTTAATTACCCAGTTATCACCAATAGTTGCTTTATTAGTAACCGCATCAAGTTTAGATAAGAATTTAAGATCAGCTTCTGCTTTAGTGTATGTATCATTCCAGCGAGTCTTTTCATCTGTAGTTACAAACTTATGAGTTGCATCTTCAGCGATCATTGTAGCTGGATGTGTTGGTGGATGTTCATAGTTTGTAGCACCATCTTCGATACCATCTAATTTAATCTTATCTTCTTTAGACATTTTACCATCTAAAGTATTAGTTGCATTAGGAATATTAACACTAGATATTGTATCCCAAACCGTACCGTTATAACGATAGATATTACCAGTACCTGCTACAGGAACTACCATACCTTTCTTAGGGTTAGGGTATGTAGTAGCAATATCAGCATAAGATGCTACACCTGGTTTCCAATCCATAGAAGAAGCTACAGAATCGATTTTAGTATTCAACTCTGTTACTGATGGTAAAGCACTAAGCTTAGCCTTTTCATCTGGTGTCATGAATTTACGGTTAGTATCTTCAGTGACAATAGCAGATGGAATTGCTGTTACATTAACTACAGTTTCAGTTTTACCGTCAATGATAGATTCAGAAGCGGTGATACCGTTGAATTTCATTTTATATGGTGTAGCTAATGCTGCTGCTTTAGCTGCCGTACCAGTGATATTAATATCCATACTGCTAGGATTAGCACCAGCAACAACGTGCCCTTCACGGTCTACTAATACTTGACTGAAACTACCTGTAGTTAAGTCTGTAGATGTCTTAGGATGTGTATAGACAGTGTCTGTAAACTTAGCATCAGATGGTACACTAGCACCAACTGTAAAACCATTTACAGTCTTAGCATCAATATTACCTAAGTCCGAAGAGTTAAACTGAATACCAGTCACGTTAAGATCGATATGACCATTAGAGTCTGGTCTAGCAATAGCAGCTGTAATCTTACCAGAAGCACTAATAGATTTAATGCCCTCAGAAGCTCTAACGTTTTTAGTTACCCAGTCTTTAATACGTTCTACTTCGATATTAACGAATGAAGTATTAGCGATTTTAGAAGAGATATCTCCAGCAGCTGCTGTTGGTACTGTAGGTGTACCAATAAAATTAGGAGAATCTTTTAAGGCAATATCACCAGCATTAAGACCAGCAATAGTGTCAGCAGATTTAGCTCTTGCTGCAATACCACTGATATTGATATCATATGTACCAGCAGTGATATTAGAAGCGTCCAGTTTACCGTTGATCGCACTAGCATCAATAGACGTGATATTTAACGTTACATTATTGGAACCGTCAAATAAAACAGATGGAGCTGTCACCCCACCTGTAAGTGCAAAGGTTACTGTTCCTTTAAGTCTGTCAGCAGTCTTAGCACGTTCAGGAGTAAGACCATAAAGAGCGTTGTGTACAAATCGTGTAGTCGCAATAGTATCGTTCCGAGTATTCAACTCAGGAGTCGGTGCTGTTGGTCTACCAGTAAATGCTGGATCATTAATAGGTGCTTTGGAATTCCAAAACATTTTTTCGATACCAGTTACATGAACCTCATTGTCATTCATATGTCGATTCAAACTCTTTTGGAGATTTTTATCGGAACTATTAATGAGTTCCCTTAACGAAGGGGACAAATCATTATAGGTTATCAGATCGTATTTTTCATTGAAATCTGGCATTATATAGCCTCCTTTCACCAAATTACTACTATGTTTCAACAGTACTATAAACGTTGACTATAGGAGGTTAATATAAACTATGGCAATTAAAAAAGTATTTTTAAATCCAGGGCATGACCCTAAATCTAATGGTCGTGGCTATGCTATCGACCCAGGCGCTGTAGGTTCTCGTACTACAGAAGCCGAGGTATGTAAAAAAATTGGTGCATTAGTAAGCCAATATCTTCAAGCTGTAGGTTATGAAACTTACATCATGCAAGATGATGACTTAGATGCAGTTTGTGAAACAGCTAACCAATGGGATGCTGATATCTTTGTTTCTATTCACTGTAATAGTGCAGAAAATCCAGCAGCTCAAGGTACAGAAACTTTCACTCATACTAGTGCAGGCCCTAACTCTGTATCTACTAAATTGGCTAATAATATCAATGATCAATTAGTTGAGTCTTTAGACTTATATGACCGTGGTATTAAATCTGCTAACTTCTGGGTGTTGCGTAAAACTGATATGCCAGCAGTATTAGTTGAAACAGCATTCATTAATAATCCAGTAGAAGAAGATAAACTCATTAATCGGGTAGATGAGTTTGCTAGAGCCATTGCTCGTGGTATCTCTGATACAGCAGCACAAGTGTAGAAACTAATGGCTGACTATGGCAAGGGGAGTACTACTGGGTGTATTGAAAAAGTCCTTCAAATAGATTCTGTACCATCATTAGACTTAGAAGAGATTAAGTATAATGGTAATATAGTTTCTTTTGAAGGAGAGTATTATATTTTCATCGATGGTAAATGGACTAAGCTTGGTAAACAACCATTAGAGTCTGGTCCTAAATTAACAGAAACTGAGATAGAAGATATGGAACCTGAGGAAGCAAGCAGTAATAGTGCATATCATTCCAGATTATTCTTTTACCCTTTAAATATTATTAAGATCGTAACTGTAATATTCTGTGGTATAGCACTAATGTACTCTCTATTTATCCAATCAGAAACAGTTGCTGCCACACTTGCTGGTGGTTTATTAACTTATTTAAGCCGTGGTAGTTCTGGATCTACTACAAACAATTATCAAAAGAATGATAAGTAAGAAAGACGCCCTAATGGTTAATACACCATTAGGGCCATCTTTTGGCCTACTTGAACATCCCAGTAATTCTAAAATAGGAGGTTAAAAACTATGCCAGAACAAATCAATTATGATTTAGATAGAGATAAGCTTGGCTTAAATGAGCTTAGTCTTAAACTAAGAGATATGGTTACCAAAGCATATAACCATACCAAAGATGAAACAATCCATATTACGGCAGAAGAACGTGCATTATGGAATACTGTAGCAACTATTCCTAATGCTAGTGGCAATAATAATGGTTTTATGTCTATTGCTGATAAAGTTAAATTAGACGGTATTGAAGAATCAGCCAACCATTATATTCACCCTAAGAAACCTAACGCAATACCTGGTAACTATATTACTGTGGATATTGATGATGAGGGTCATGTAACTAGAGGTTATAATCCAACCAAACTGCCAATCAGTGTAGATAATGCTGATAGATTGGGTGGTATGGTTCCTGATGACTTTGCACCTATCGTTAGTCCAATATTCTTAGGTAAACCACAAGCACCTACACCTGTGGTTGATAAGAATAGCACTAAGATGGAAATCGTTAACATAAACTATCTAGAAGCTAATACATTCCCATATATCAGATCTCGTGTAGAGCCAACTGGTAATGGTGAGAATCTATTCTGGATTGATTCTACAAATATCCTAAGTTCTTTTAGTAAAGAGAAGAAATGGCACTCTGTATATACTGAAGCCAGCAAGTATTTACTTTCTCTAAATGAGAAGATTGATGTAAATACACAACCATCTGATTATGCAGCATACTTAAAGTTCTATGGTCAAAAGAAATTAACCGCTCTAAATCTAGATACTGCAGTTACAGGTACTAGAACTGAAGAGTTTGCTACTGTAATGGGTATGAGAGCTGTAGACCAAGATATCTCTCATGAGTTTATCTTTATTGGTAATGACTTATTCATCCGTAGTGGTGCTGATGAATGGGATAACTTAGTTAAAATCTTCGATAGTAATGATGAAACTGTAGCTAAGACTAAGAAAGCTATGGAATTTGATATCGATAATGGTAACTTAGTGGTTAATAGTGGCGGTAAGAAATATAAAGTTACCCTAACTGAGGTATAGGAGGTTTACTATGTCATATAATGATAGACAAAGTCTAAATCAAACTATTCCTAGACATATATCAAAACAAGAGTTATCACCGACATTACGTAATCGCATTCAGGATGAATATGATCATATATACAATCATACTATCCACGTTACTGAAGAAGAGCGTTATAGATGGAACCAATCAGCTAAACGTGTTATAAAACCAGCTACTTCTCATAATGAAGGTCTTATGACTAAAACTGATAAGGCTAAATTAGACGGAATAGAGGCTAATGCTAATAAATATGTACATCCATTCTCTAATGTAGCACCTGGTAGCTATCTTGAGGTATCCACTGATATCCAAGGGCATGTAATATTTGGTAATAACCCTACAAGGCTTAATGTAAGAGCCAGAAATGCTAATAAATTAGGCGGCATCAATCCAGATGATTTTATTTCTGCCGATAATGCATTCCTAAAAGGTAATGTAACGTTCAAGTACTATAACAATGATAGTTCTAGAGCCAATTATCCTATAACTAGAAAGAATTTGGTCCAAGAGTCTATTACGCATGCATATTATATCAGTGATGATCTTACACCTAATCTTAATATGATTAGAATCTCCCCAACTACAGGGGTAGCATCATATTATGATGGAGACTTAAATACATGGGTTAATATTACATTAGAAGATAGTATAGCAAAACTCGATAGTAATAATAAAGTCCCAGTATCCCTACTTCCATCTGCTAATATACCTATTGGTGCTATTCTCCCATCTATAACTGCAAATGTAGATATGATGAGAGCTGATGGGTTCTTACCACTTAAAGGTGATACAGTTAACAAGAATGATTACTTAGATTTATATAACTTCGCTAAGGATTCTAATCTATTAGTTCCTTATTCTAACTATGGTAAGTTCAGCAATCTACCATCTATCGGTCATTTCTTCGATAAAGGTGATGGTACGTTTATATTACCTAAACTAAATGACTTCTTAGGGTCTACATCTGATGTACGAGATACTGGTAGATTTACTCCATCTTGTACACCTAGACAGACTAGTACATTTAATACATGCACTCAAACTGACCTATATAGAACTCTAGATATAAATAATAGAACTATGGTAAATGAACGTTTAGGTTATTATAGTGGAGCATTTAGATTATTGGATAGAACTGGGGCAGCTACCGGTCTCCTTCAAAATGAACGTCTCTCCACAGGCAGAACCAGCACTATTGTCATTGGTTCATTCAATACAAACGAAGGTATTGATAACGAATCCACTGTAAATGAGCCTTGGCACTTTAATACAATTTATATGATTAAAGCAAAATACTAGAAAGGAGGTAACCTAATGTCTAAAGAGCAAGATATAATCAAATGGTGGGAATCTTATTCTGAAGATGAAGCTAAACGTCGTAAGGAAGAATGGCTTGGTGAGCATAATAAATCTCGCAAGTCTATTATAGTAGTAGATAAGCTTACTGATAAAGAATTCAATACAGTCTTAGCTGGTACTTTAAGTGATATTAATTTCCATACTACAGATGGGTATATGCATGTAACTAAAGCCGAACGTGAAACTTGGAATAAAGTAACATATGAAGCTTTAACTAAGAAAGTTACTAGGGAAGCTGATGGTATTATGTCTAAAGAAGATAAAATCAAATTAGACAATATCCAAGAAGGTGCTAATAACTATACTCACCCTAAATATACACCAGTAAATACTTATAAGTATAAAAAAGTTGATGAGTATGGTCATATCTATGGATATTCTGATCCAGAAATCTTACCTGTAACTGTAGACTCTGTAGATACATTAAATGGTAAACCTCTAGAGTGGTTTGCTAAGAATAATAATCAGGTATTTAATAATATTACAGTTCCTGATATTGATGTATCTAAAGCTAAGGATAATGCAGCAGTAAACTATACTACTATGAAAAACTATGCTTTAGACTCTGTAATCCAATTTGGTGAATCTAATACCAATCTAAATACTAAAAAGCTTTGGTATAATACTAAGACTGGAGCATCTTATTATTTTAATAATGGTACTTGGAAACAACTAACTTCACCAGATAACCCTGTTACCTATAATACAGATACTGGTAAGATTGATAATAGATATATCCCAGCCACAGGATTTCCTATTGGGTACATTGCTACTATATATGGTAATGTAGTACCTAAAAACTTCTTATTATTAGACGGCTCTACGATTAATAAGAATGACTATCCAGCCCTCTGGGATAGAGTATCTAGATATTGTAAAATAATACAAGAGTCTGAATTTAATGCTAATAATAAGACTATGTATTTCTCTTACGTTAGTAGTGATGACAACCTAATTAGATTACCAAACTTCTACAATTTACATCTTAGACCAACTAGTGATCTATCTAGACACGGTAATATATCTAAAGCCCGTAGAGCTAATATCTTTGGTACACTCCCAATCACAACGTTCAGTACTTATGAAGCAGATTTTAATAGGGGTTTATATAATAAATACCCATTAATTAAGTATACTTATAAAAACGTACCTGATTATTCTTATCCTTATTATAATCAACGTGCTGAGACTGGACCTATAGGTTATACATATACCAATAATAATAGAGAGTCTTTGAATTTCTATTATAAACCTATAGTTAATGAAACAAGTGATGGGTTCTCCTCTAGGTCTGTAACTGTTTTGTATTGTATTAAAGCTAAGTAAGGAGGATAGTTTTATGGCTTTTGATAACGAAATAGATAAAATTAATAAGACTGAACTATCTGACGGATTAGTTAAATTAATAGATAATGGGTATGTCCATATGTCTAATCAGGATATTCATGTATCTCAAGAAGAACGTGAGTCTTGGAACAAAGCATCTAATATGGTAATAGGTAAAGCTACAAGATTAGAAAATGGGCTTATGTCTAAAGAAGATAAACGCAAACTAGATTCTATTGAATCTGATGCTAATAACTATATTCATCCTAGATATGCTCAAGTCACATCTGGTACATATCTATCTGTATCTACTGATAATACTGGTCATGTGATTTATGGTGATAATCCTAAATTCTTAGACTGTACTGTAGACAATGCTATTAAACTTAAAGATACCGTCTATGGCGAATTTGTTAGAAAAGTAGATCAGTCATTTGGTGATAATATTACTATTAACCCGAATATGGATACTTATGACGCTACCCCTGTAACGTTTAAGAACTTTAATAATTATAAAACACCTAAAGCTGTAATTAAAGGAAACAGTATCTCATCTGATGATGATACTAAGTTTGCAGCTGACGGTTCTGCTAAGTCAATTTATGTAGATCCATCTACAAAAAATGCTTATTTATATAGACTTAATGTATCGACACTATACATGTATCAACTAGTTAATGCTGAGAATGTAGTCCGTCTAGATAGTCGAACTAAGAAGATCCCTAAGAGATATATCACTGACGACGGAGTGCCTATAGGGACGATGTTTTATTGGTTAGGATCCAATATTCCTGAAGGATATCTCCCTATGAATGGTATGTATGTCCCTAAATCATCTGTACCAGAATTGATTAGATATGCTACTAATAATGGTCTTCTCGAAGTTTGGAATAATATGATGGAAGGAAAAATCTATAATTCCAAATTTGTGCTTAAAGATGATAATCTTATCATGCCAACATTTAATCGTGCTATTGCGGTGTCTTCGAATAATGCACCGGCTAATAGCGGTAATGTATCAGAATGGATAACTAAACCAGTATTTGGTGTAATTCAAGCTGGTAGCGGTGGCCGGGATAGGACAACGCTTAATCAGTTTAACGTTAAGCAAGATACTAATGAAATTCAAGCTAAAGATTCAGATAGTTATAGATTCGTAACTGCTATAGGTAATTATACAATAGGGGAAGATACTTATCTTACTATGTATGATAGTGGTGCAGTAGTTGCCACTGGCGATGATATGGCACCTAATATGATCACAGTAAACTATATTATTAAAGCATCCACATCTGGTCTAAAGATCGCAACGGCTAAACAACTTAACTGGGACTATTATAATATCGATAATGGTAACCAAGTAAGATTTAGTGATGTTTTAGACCACATTAAATGCAATAACCATAGAACTCTAGTAGATGTGACTTTAAGCAATCAAAGTATTGCATTTAGCACATCTGCAGAGATTGGTGGCATTTATAATAAATTACGTTATGAACGTCTAAATCCATACCGTCAGCTTATTATACGGAATTTGGGGAAATCTATATATTATCCTTACAGTGTGGACTTAAACGAGAATAACCTAATTACTATGGCACAAAACAAGGTTCCTGGTAGTAGCTTTACTATCCAAGTTTCTAAAGCTGATCCATTTGATAAGATGGAGAAGTTTGACAGTTTAAAAACTAGACTTGCTGGTTATGGGGTAACTCTAGAACGAGTATAATTAAACCGGGAGGTTAGTAAATGACCAATTTATTAGCATGGATTAAGAAGAACTTAAAGTTTATCATACCGGTTCTTGTTATCCTACTTATTGCATTAGGTTTTGTATTGTATTTTAAACATCAAGCAAATCTTGAAGCTAATCGCTATAAAGATCTTCTTGATAGTTTAACTAAAACTGAGGCTTATAATAAAGAGCTAGCTAAACAAAACCAATTAGTACTATCTTCTATTGAAGACTTACGTAATAATAAGCCAGTCAAAGAGATTATTACTGATAACCATACTGATACTATTAGATATATTGAAAAAGAATCACCATCTGATCCTGATATTATAGTGGATAGGGAGAAATCCGTAAATATCAAGTATAATGGCGAAACGTTCAATACTCCCTTACGTACGTCCAAGGCTACTAATGTAGCCAAGGACGATGGTACAGTTGAAATTAAACAAAGAGATGAAGTTGTTATTGATGTAACTGATATCGCTAATCGTCAAATAGCGGCTCATGATTTAATGCGTGATAAAATCGAAGAAGAATTACGTAACGACGTTAAGAAACTTAAGCATGAAAATAAAAACCTTAAGATAGCTGGTGTATTAGTTGGCACTGCTGGTGTTGGATACCTTATCCATAAGGCAAGCAAATGAGCCAAATAGGGTATGTGTCTAAACATAAAAATAAGTCTTTATTTTTATTAAAGGTGGTGATGTAGTGGACTTTGAAGGTGCTGCTGGTGTGCTTTCTATGGTTAAAGATATCGGTGCTATAGAATTTATAGTTATCCTAATAGTAGCGTACCTAATCTACTCTAACCATAATAATACCCAAGCTATTTTACAATTATCTAGACAGCGTGAAGATAAAGCCAATACAGAAAAAACAAGACACTCTGACGAGTCTAAAACCATTGCCCATATGATTGATGATATGAATCAGCAACCATATACCTTGAATAAGCTCACTGAAACTTATACTAAAACAAATACACTCATTAAGCATAAACTTAAAGAGACTTCTGATGAACTATCAGCTGAACGTATATGTGTATACATGTTTCATAATGGTGAGCATTCTCTTAATGGTATACCATTCCTAAAGACGACTTGTATCTGTGAGTATATTGATAGACATAGAGGTGCTACTAGTCTTCTTATGACTCATAAAGGAGTACCTATCAATATGGCTAGTGACTTGTTTAGACAAATTAATAGCCGTCAGTTTACCGTACTATACCCAGATGATACAAATATCATTGATAGAGTAATGGCAAATTTCTTCTGTAAGGAGAATGATAATAGGACTACAATAGTAGTTACTATTTATGACTCATCTAACCAATTGGATGAAAGACCAATTGGTTTCTTAAGTGCAGACTTTGAGTTTGATAAACGTCCAACCAATGAAGAATTAGAAAAATACTTTAATGGATTGGAAGAGTTATCCGAATATCTTTCTGTATCTGTGCTAATTAGTTATCTTTATTATCAACAAACGACAAAGATTTAAGGAGGACGGTCTTTCATGTCTAAACCTCAACTGCTTAATAGACTGAAAAACAGAACTGACTTAGTTACATCTGGCAATATACTCCAGTATGCTGATGCGTCTGGTAGACTTGTAGAAGATACTGGTCTTAATGCTCAGCAGATTAAAGCGGCAACGTTAAACAATGCCAATATCGTTAGTCACTTAGCTAACAATAGCATCCATGTAACTAAAGAAGAAAAGAAGTTTATTACACAAGATCATACTGATCTTAATAACCATTTAGTAGACGCATCCTCACATATTAGCCCGACTGATAGGGCTAATTGGGATGCTAAGGAGACCCCTGAGGGTGCACAGGCTAAAGTCAATTTAGCAGCTGCATCTTTTAACCGTCATACGGCTACTAAATCAATTCACGTTTCTAGTAGTGACAGATTATCTTGGGATGATAAGTACACTAAAGCTGAGATTGATAATAAGTTTGTGCAGTTAGAATCCAATAATACTTGGAAAGAAGCTGTAGAAACTTTTGATGAGATCAATATGATGTATCCATCTCCTCAGCGTGGTTGGACTGTATCTGTAAATGATACTAATATCACATTCCGTTATGATGGTGAAAACTGGATCCCTATCTCTAGTAATGCTGTACCTATGGCTACTGCAGCTGTAGATGGTATGATGTCTAAAGAAGACAAAGCCAAAATTGATACAGTTGAGATGGGTGCCAACAACTACGTTCATCCTAATAACCCAGCTACTAGACACGTAACTGATAAAGAAAAAGCATTCTGGTCTGCTAAAGCGGAAGACCGTAATGCTACTTATCAATATGCTGGTCTTATGTCTAAGGAAGATAAATACAAATTAGACAATATTGAGACTGGTGCAACTAACTTTACTATGCCTAATAGTTTAGATCCAGCTATTATTGAAACTGATAACGAACACTTATTCGTTACATTAGAAGAGAAAACTAACTGGTCTAATAAAGCAGGTAGTCATTTAGCTACAGAAAATATTAATGGTCTTATGTCTAAAGGAGATAAAGTTAAATTAAACTCTGTAGATATGAATGCTAACTACTATGTCCATCCACAAACACATGATCCTTCCATTATTATGGAAGACTCTAATCATAGATTTGTAACAGATGATCAAATCTTGGCTTGGAATAGTAAACTTGATGGATCTTTAGCAACAGCTGAGTCTAATGGTGGTATGTCTAAAGAAGATAAAGCTAAATTAGATTCCATTGAAGAGGGTGCTAATAAATATAAGCTCCCAGCACAATTACCACCAACTATCATTGCTCAAGATCCTAATAATAGATTCTTTACTGATCAAGAAAGACAATCTCTTGCTGATAAGAAAGACTCTAAAGCAATTCTATTAGGTACTGCAGAGTTCAATGGTAGAACTGGTACTATTATCCCACATAGCTTCGAGAATACATCATTCTCTGTAGCTATTACCCCAACAGCAAACCCTAATGGTTTGATTGGTGAGGTATGGGTTAAGAAAACTAATACAGCTTGTATCGTATACTGCTCTGGTGCAGGTGATGCTAAGATCCCATTCGATTACATGCTGATTTATTATAACTAATCAACAAAATAATATAGACTCAAGATGGACACGATCTTGAGAATATCTCTTTTACTACAATATTACTAAAACTTTTTTGGATACCCATATAGGCAATGCCTATATGGGTTATCTACTGTCTCATGAATGAAAATATAATTTTGGATATATATTATAACTGTGTAGTAATTAGTAATTTTGTTTTATAGTTAAGGAGGAACAATTACTATGGAAAAGAAAAAATTTGACATCAGAAGTATCATCTTTGATTTTAAGAAAGCGGACATTATTGGTACGTATGGCTTAAATAGTGATACTAAGAGAACGGCTTGCTATGCAGCCAGAAACAAAAAAGTACTCGTTACTGTATGGACAAATGAGTACAAAAAAGATGGAGATTTTGAGACTCCAATGATTAAGAAAGAAGAATCTGTAAATGTATCTATGGATCAAGACATTTATAAGGGTAATACACTAGAGGATATGATTGCTAGTTTAAACGGTGGTGAGTTTGCTATCTCTCAAGATAGAAACCACCCAAATCTATTGAAAATTGCTTGTCGTGATACTGCAAAAGTATTGGATACTGATGAGAAAGGTAAACCGACATTCAGATATACTGCTACTGCAGATATCTATGTTGACGTACCTAAATACTTTGATCCTATGACTATTATTCGTAAAATTGAAGTTGGTAGTCCAGCATACTTTACATGGACACATGATGATTTTAAAGATAAGCTAGTTATTGGTAATATTGGGTTCAATTTTATCAATACGGCTATTAATGCTATTCTCAGCGAGGAGCAATGGTAATATGCGATACAGTGTAAGTGAAAACAAATCATCATATAATCGTATAAAGTCTTCTATCTTTAATAATGGTATACTTAGAGAAGAATCTGCATATGTAGATTATGATCAAGATACATTGGTAATTAAGTCTGTATTAACGTTTAAGAATACAGCATTAGAGGAAACTACATGTAGCGCTATGGGTGCAAAAATTCGTTTAGTAACAGAAATAAACGTACCAGTTGTAGTATTAGATATTGATGGTATTACTGTAGATGATAGAGTTGAATCCACACTACGTTTAGCTAACGGTAATAAAGAAGCTAGTGTAGATTCTGCTAAAACAACCATAATTTATAATACACATAATGATGGTTTCTTATTTAGTACAGAATATAGCAAGCTATTAAATATGATTCATATCAGAAATAAAAGAATCAATAATATCGAAGAGAAGATATATAAACGTGACTTCAAGTGGTATATTGATTTTGACGTTTCTAGTAAACTATATACTTCAACAATAAAAGCTCAACCATCTCTAACTAAGGAGTTAGAGACTTATACTATGTATATAGATGACGATACTCATGCATGTACACATACATCAGCTAAAGGTATTATTGATGAGCTATTAGCTATACCATACACATTCCACGGCACATCTATAAACTATAGCTCAAGAGATTATACTCTTGGGGCTGGGCACTTTGTAGTTGCTAATGTAGTATCCGAAAATGAAGCTAATAGAATTATTCTAGATATACATAATAAGACTAGGAATATTGCTAGATGCCTTATTTAACAAGGAGAACCACTATGTTTGATTTCAGAGCTAAATTACAAGAATTCCGTTTAATGACAGTTACTGGTGTAACAGTAGATCTTGAAGATTCTACTAAAGAAGTAAACTATCTATACATCAATAAAGATAATCTTAAAGTTAAAGTCAATACAAGAGAAGTATGTAAAGACTTAAACTTTGAGTTCTATTCTCTAAATGAAGAGAATGAATATAATAAGGAAGATATTCCTGAAGAAGAATACACTAAAGGTGTAGGTGTTAATGTAATGGACTTAGTTGATATCCATGAACAATTAGCAACTGCTCATGACAGTGAAGGACCAATTACGTTAGAAGCTGTATTTGATAAAGCTCGTAATGGTAGCTTAGATATCGTTTATAACCCATTTGATGACGTTATGACTTTCCATATTAACCATTGGTGTGCATTTGCTACTGACAATGAAGTTGGTTTGCAAACCAATACAGAGATTGAATATACTCTACAATCTTTCAAAGAGTTATCCGAAACAGCTATCTTTGATTTGCTACTAAAGAATCAAGGAGAAGAGTCTGCATTTACTGTAATGCCTATGTCTGAAAGTGGTAAGATCGTTTACAAGTTCTCCTTATATGATGCTGATGCTTTTAACACTATCAACGATATTGTAAACGATTATTTGATTTAATATAGGAGAAGAAGACTATGGCTAGAAAAAGCAAGCATATCAATATGAAATCTATCGAAGAGGTAGCTGATATTGAAACACCTCAGGAAGAAGAGGTTGTAGTTGAAGAGACTACAGTAGAAGAACAAGAGCCTGTAGAGGAAGTTAAACAAGAAGTTCCTTTAAAGGAACTAATTGGTGAAGAAGAACCACGTGAAGTTCTTTCTTTTGATAACTTAGAAAGCTATAATGATAAAGCTCTTCGTGATAAGATGCTTGACTTATTAGATGTAACTAATGAAGTTAGTTTCTTAATCGATGATAGTAATGAACCATATCGTTACTACATCACTAAAGATAACTCTCGAGTATATTTCTATTCTAAAGGTGCTAATGTAACGACTTTAAAAGAAGTACGTAATCTTATCTTAGATAACTTAGCTAAAGTTGGTCATAATGATCAAGTATTAGCTATTGCTGTAGATACAGATTTGAGTTATCGTTATTATGAAGATGAGTCTTTGAAACCTGTATTAACTATCTCTCGTACAATTAATCTTGTAGACAAAGATAATAAACAGGCTTCCATCGTATCCCAATACGTTATTGAAGCAGAACGTGATGTAGTGGATATGTTTAAAGCATTATGCCGTGAACTATCTCAACGTAGTTTGAATAAAGATGTCGTATCCGTTGAATACACCAAAGATCTAGGTGTAGCGTCTATTCGTGATAAATACATCGGTATCAATGAAGTGATTCATACATTAGACGATATGTATCGAGGTTAAAATGAAATCTGTGTTACGATTTGAGTTAGAGGGTGAGTATATCACCCTCACTCGATATGATAACTTTGGAAATGTTATAGGAACAAGAGAAGCGATGTATCCTGACATTTGTATGGAAGAAGAATTGATTTGTTGTATAACTGAGATATTCGATACTGTAGTTAAAGGATATAATAGTGATGTAGTTAAACTAACCACTCTATATGATGACAAATTTATCAATGTAGAGGTTTGTGTTAAAGATAACACTATTACATTCGATAACTATTATGACGAATTCCAATTAGCAGATATAATGGACACTCTTATAGAGTCCAATATGACTGTAGATAATTTCCATTTCTTACGAGGTGAAATGATATGAGTGACAGAGAAATATATGACGGTATATATAAGACCGTAGCCGATATTATATTTGAGAAAGGATTGGCTAGAACCCAATCTACATCAATACATTTAGATGGTGATGGTCATATAGGCATTACATATTCTACAGGCGCTATGCATATTACTGATGAAGAATATCGCATAGGTTCTAATATTGAAGTCAATGTATTTGATCTAGATATGAATAAAGAAACTGTAGAGTCTTTAAAAGATATGCTTCTTATTTTACACTCTGATGCGTATGAACGATATGCTGATGTAGAAATTAAAACTAATGTATTATGTGCATTACCAGACACTATTGAGTTTGATGAGATCTATAATACTGGTAACCATTATGCACCAACAGCTCATCTACTATATGATGATGAAAAAATCTATAGTATCGACTTATCCGGTTTCGTAGCCCCTGAAGATGTCCTAAAAATCAAAAGTGATCTAATTGATTACTTTACAGGTTTTGAATACGAATTCCATTAATATTTACTAACATATTTGTATCTTAATCGTATACAAATAGGAGTAAATAAGACAATGGATATTTTTATAATAGGATTATCGGCAGCATCCTTAGTATCCCTACTGGCGTATGCTAGTATTCACTTTGACTGCCGATATAAACAGGATTTTTACGAATCTGTGTATAAGAAATAATTAAACCAGGTATAGGAATTTCCTATACCTGGATAATTTTTTTGGAGGTATATATGCTAAACAGAGTAACACTAATACATGGCTGTGGTTATGAAAAGTTTATTGAACGATCTGATTCAATGTTTAACGACTACACTACAAGCGATACTAGAAAATTTTATATGATCGATAGAAAAGATGACATAGCACCAGAAGTATCTTATGATAAACTGATTCTTGTAGATGAAACAAACCCAGATGAAATTTATGAAGCTAGTATGGAAATTCGTACATCTAATTTAAAATTATTTAAGCCTAAACTAGATACACCTATGGCATTTGCTCACTTCTATGATAATGTAATAGATAAATTAGACAATGTGCAGTTAATACCAAGCGTTCTATTAAGCTTTAGAGAAAAAGAGCAGACTATATCTATAGGGCAGATGTACAATATCTATAAAGGTGATAAACTAATATATACAATAACATTTGGTATGTCTGAAGCATTAGATAATGAGGCTGCAGATTATGTAAGAACTTTATTAGACTTAGCTAAGAAGCATGATGACTTCTATAATATAAAATATAAGTTCCATTTATCTGATCCAGATTTCAGTACTATTCATTTACTTGGAGTAAGAGATTCTGGTATATCTGAAGCATTAGAATACGTATATAACGATCTTCTATGTAGTAATGTATAAATAAAAGATATCCCCATATAGGC